TGGACGAAGGCTGCGGCGATCGCCATGCCGATCCTCGCGAACCCGGACCTGTCCTTCACCGCGGATGTGATCCCGTAATGGCGAAGCTCCGCAGTTACGTGCATGTCCCAGTCGGTATGGACTGGGTGGTCTACGGGCCGGACGACGAGGTGCCCGCGGATCACGCGGCCCTCATCACCAACCCGAAGGCATGGGAGGGCGGCAATCTGCCGTCCACCGAGAGCGGCAGTTCCAAGCATTCGGACAGCGGGACCAAGGCGACCGTGTCTGATCCCGATGAGCCGCCTCGTTCAGGCAAGGGTTCCTCGAAGGAAGCGTGGGCCGAGTTCGCTCAGTCCCGCGGTGTTCACGTCGAGGACGAGGACTCTCGCGACGACGTCATCGCGGCGCTGGTCGAAGCCGGCGTCGTCCAGGAGTAGGAGAAGGCGGCCATGGCGCTGTTCACCAAGGATGACCTGGCCGCCTTCCTCCAGGTCGATGCCTCCCTGATCCCTGATGCCACATACACACTGATCGAGAAGAAGATCGGTGTGGAGATCGTCAACCAGATCGGTCAGGCCCGGTTCGACGAGGTCGGGGAGGCAGTGTTCTTCTCTGTCGCACTGGACATGGCAAAAAGGCTGTTTACGAACCCGTCTGGGCTCAGGTCTCAGCAGGGCACGATCGACGACTATACGGAGATCCTGACGTTCGCGTCGGAGACGGTGACGTCGTTCGAGGTGTCTCGCGATGAGGTGCGGAGGATCCGTAAGGCCGCGGGTCTGGGGAACGCGTTCTCGGTTGTGGTGCGCGATGAGTGCGCTTGATCTGATCGCGAAGGGACGGGCTGCGGCCGAAGCGATCATGCTGGATACGTGCACGATCCGCCGACGTGCTGGGGAAACCACCGACCTGGACACCGGTGAGGTCACGCCCGTCTATACGACTATCTTGACCGGGCAGAAATGCAAGGTCCAGACTCGCGGGGCCTGGGGTGAACCTCGAGATATCGGTGAGGCTGCGAAAGTCGTCCTTGCCTTCGAGGTTCATCTTCCGGTGTCGGTTACGGGCCTGGAGACTCGTGACGAGATCACGATCGACACGGCCACCAGTGACCCGGAACTGGTCGGTCGGACGTTCCGCATCAAAGACCTCGCCTACAAGTCTCTGGCGACCGCGAGGCGGTTCCTGTGTCAGGAGGTGACGGGGTGATCGACATCGACGACTCTGAGCTTCGTGCCTACATTGCCGAGCTTGGGCGGGTGCCGACGGAACTGCACGACGAGGTGGTGAAGGTCGGCGAGAAGGGCGCGTTGAACATCAAACGCGACTGGACGCAGGCCTGGTCGGGGCGAGCCTATATCGGGCCGTTGTCGCGGGCGGTCAACTATGACCGGCGTTTCCGTGGCAGTGACATCGAGTGGGAGATCGGACCTGACAAGGGACGCGCGCAGGGTCCGTTGGGCAACGTCATCGAGTTCGGCACGGTCAACAACCCGCCGATCCCCGGTGGCCTCCCTGCCCTGGACCGTGAAGCACCAAAGACGGAACGCGCCTTGGGTGATGTTCTCGAGCGGGTGCTCGGTGGTTGACCCGGTCCCGCAGCCGACTGCGGTGGCGCTGTTGGCGTTGCTCGGGACGAACACCAACTTGACCGTGGTCGACGGTGACGTGGCGGTAGGCCAGGAACCGCCGTACGTCGTGGTCTATCTCGCAGGTGCTCCACACGCGGGCGATGACCTGAATGGCCGGTCGACCGAGGCGAGCCCGCGGGCGTACGTGCATTCGGTGGGTAAGACTCCCGCTGCGGCGCGGATCGTCTCCGGTCAGGTCGCGTCCACGATTATCGACCAGCGACTCAGTGTCTCCGGGTGGTCCTGCGGCCCAATCAAATCCGAGCTGTCGAACCCTCCCGAGCGGGACGAGTCCACTGGCGTTGTCGTCATGGACCAGATCGACGTCTACCGCTGGCGCATGACCGCCGCCTAGTCCGTTGTAAGGCCCCGGCAAATCGCCTGGGCCGCAGCGGCAATAGCGACGATCACGGCCCCGGCCGAAGCCACGAGTGTCCCGGCAAGCTGGCCGGTCTCGTTGGTCTGGTTCTCCAGGAACGGGTTCGGGTCGAAGTCGGTGCTGGTGATCAGGACCATCGCGCCGACCGCGACGAGTACCGCACCAAGCAGGAAGACCAGGGCAAGCCGGTTCATCGGACGCCTCTCTCTTGGGATTCAACACCTCACCGTACCTGCGTCAACACAGGTCCACATCGGCCGAACGTGCCGTTCTCAAATCACTTCTGCACCAGGAGCACTCATGGAGCTCGTTAAGTTGCGACACCCGAAAACGAATGGCGAATGGATGTGCCCCGCCGGCGCCGTCGAAGGATGGCTGGCGAAGGGCTGGAAGAAGGCCGACGAGGCCGCCAAGATCAACCGGAAGGACCAGCCCAATGGGTGACATCATCGTCGACGGCACCGTGAAGGTCGCCTACGTGCCGACCATCGCCGACATCGCAGCGCCGACCACGACCGAGATCGGCGCGGGTGACGACATCGACGGGTTCATCACCGCCGACGGCCTCATCGGGTTCGAGCCTGAGACTGCGGAAGTGGACACCACGGCGCTGTCGTCCACGTTCGACACCAAGCGCCCCGGGCGGGCGTCGTTCTCGGGCACCATGCTGCGCATCAAGAAGCAGACCGGCACCGACACCACCTACACCACACTGGTCCGTGGCGTGGAGGGCTATATCGTGGTCCGCCGCTACGTCGCGGCTTCGGGCGCCTGGGCGGCCGCCGACAAGGTCGCGGTGTACCCGATCCAGTGCGGTGAACGACGCGACCTCGCCCCTGAGGCGAACACGACGGCCCGCTACGAGGTGCCGACGATGATCACCAGTTCCCCGAGCCTGAACGCCGCGGTGGCCGCCTGATGGCGATCGAAGCCCTCAAGGCTGCGCGGCTCCCCGAGAAGGTCGTCCCGGTGTGCCTCGACGCTGCGGCGATCGAGGCGTACCGGGAGGCCGAACTCGAGGCTTCCCGTGCCGCCGCAGATTCACTCGGCGCGCGCAAGGAGATCCCTGAAGCGCTCACGGCTGCTGTCGAAGCGGCCACGATCAGGTTTACGCTCCGCGCGCTCCCGCGCAAGGCCTGGACGGAATTGCTCAAGTCACACCCGCCTCGCAAGGACAACCTCGACGACCGAAAGCTCGGATACAACGACGAGACGTTCTACGAGGCCTTGGTGCGGGCCAGCATCATCGACCCGGTTCCCTCGGATACCGAGTGGGAGCAGATCGATGAAGTCCTTATTGAAGGCGAGTGGATTCGCCTCGTCTCGACCGCGCAGACACTGAATCTCGCGGGCACCAAGCTCCCTTTCTAGTCGAGCGCCTCCACGAATCCGGCGAGCTCAGAACGAAGGTTTCCGAGGCGCGTCGACTCGGCATCAGTCTCAAACGCTTTGACGGATGGGAGCCCCGGACGTACTCGTGGCGCGAGAAACGCGACGGCCGCATGGTCACTGTGACCGAACGCGAACCGGAGTGGGACGACGAGCAGCAGGACTGGATGCTCGCCCTCGCCCTCGCTGAAGCCGACGAATGCCCCGGCTGCCACGGGCGCCTATCCGAGACCACGCTCCCGGAGAACGACGGCCTGTACTTGCCGGACGAGCCCACCAGATGCCATCGATGCACCGCTATCGGCATCGGCGCCGACCAGATCCGAAACGGCAAGAGCCCGCAACCGCAGGCGTTGCTGCTCAAGGTGAAAGAGCGGGGGTGACATGGCCGAGCGGACAGTCTCAGTCGGTATCCGTATGCAGATGGCCGGCGCTATCGCCGCGGTGCGGAACTACCGGCAGGCGTGGGTCGATGCCCGCGGTGAGCTCCAGAAGAACATCCTCGCGCACCGCGATGCGGCGGACCAGATCTCCCGGACGGCCATGGTCGCCGGCGTCGGACTCGCCGCCGGCGTTGGGATCGCGGTAGCGAAGTTCGCCGAGTTCGACGCCCAGATGTCGAACGTCAACGCGGTCATGCACGAGACTGACGCTGCCATGGGGATGCTCCGCGACGCTGCCCTGGAGGCCGGGGAAACCACCGTGTACAGCGCGACGGAAGCTGCGCAGGCGATCGAAGAGCTCGGCAAGGCCGGTATCTCGACTTCGGATATCCTCGGCGGCGGCCTGGACGGGGCACTGTCGCTGGCGGCCGCGGGTGCTATGTCGGTCGCGGATGCAGCTGAGGTTGCGGCGCTGGCGATGCAGCAGTTCGGTCTCTCTGGCGACGATATCCCGCACGTCGCGGACCTCCTTGCCGCTGCGGCAGGCAAAAGCCTCGGGTCCGTGGATGACCTCCGTATGGCCTTGCAACAGTCGGGGCTCGTCGCGAACCAGTTCGGGTTGTCTATCGAGGACACCACTGGCGCCTTGGCTGCGTTCGCCTCCGCCGGTCTCATCGGTTCCGACGCCGGTACCAGCCTCAAAACGATGCTCACCATGCTCGCCAACCCGAGCAAGGAATCGGCCGCGCTCATGGAGGAGCTCGGCATCAACGCTTACGACGCCTCTGGTCAGTTCGTCGGCCTCACCGACCTTGCCGGGCAACTCGAATCGCAGATGAGCGGACTGACTCAAGCCCAGAGAGACCAGGCTCTGGCACAGATCTTCGGGACCGATGCGCTGCGCGCCGCGAACGTCCTCTATGAGGAGGGTTCCGCAGGCATCCGGGACTGGAACCTTGCCGTCAATGACTCTGGGTACGCCGCCGAGGTCGCTGCGGACCGCATGGACAACCTCCAAGGCGACTTGAAGACGCTCCAGTCCACGCTGGAGACGGCGCTGATCCAATCGGGTTCGGGCGCCAATGACGCACTCCGGTCGATGGCTCAAGCCGCGACCGGTGCCGTGCAGGCTTTCTCGGGTCTTCCCAAACCGGTGCAGCAGGCCGCTGTGTGGGTCGGCGCCGCTGGAGCCGCCATCACGCTCCTGGGTGGCGCCGCGATCGTCGCGGTGCCGAAAATTCATGCCTTGAATGTGGCGCTCGCGGATATGGGGACGAGCCGGGCCCTGATGGCGAAGCGCGCCATCAGCGGTGTCGCCAGTGTGCTCACCGGACCGTGGGGGCTCGCCATCGGCGGCGCCATCGCGGTCCTCGGTGCCTTCGGTGCCGAACAAGCGAAGACGCAAGCGAAGACCAACGAACTATCGGCGACGTTCGACGCCCAGACCGGGGCAGTCACCGAGAACACGAGGGCTTGGATCGCCAACCAGCTGCAAGCCGAAGGCGCCTTCGATACCGCGAAGGAGTTCGGGATCTCCCAATCCGAACTGGTCGACGCCGTCATCAACGGCAACGACGTCCTGGCCGAGCAGAAACAGCATTACGACGAGCTCCGGGCGGCCTCCGGCGAGACCGGTGACGAGTTCAGGGAGATGACGGACGAGGAGTGGAACCAGGCTGACGCCGTCGACTACCTCGATGGGCAGATCGGTGAACTACAAGGTTCATACGATGAAGCCGCGGCTTCCGCAGAGAATAAGCGTCTCGCGATCGAGGGGGACACGGCCGCCACTGAGGGGGCCTCGGCCGCGACCCAGGTGTACGCGGAGCAGCTCGGTGTCTCAGCTGATGCTGCGACCGCGGCGAAGGACGGCATCCAGGAGCTCGACGAGGCCCTGCGGGCCATCACCGAGACCTTGTTCGGTGTCCAGGAGGCCGAGGACGCGGTCGCGCAGATCGTCAACCAGGTCACGGCCGAATACGAAGAGAACGGCTTCAAGATCACCGGCAACACGGAAGCCGCACTCGGCAACCGGGATGCGCTGCGCGGCCTTATCGGTGCCTAC